TGTTTTCTTTAACTCGATTAGCAAGGACAGGGAATTTTCCTGGTAATTCTATTGAATGGGTTCGAGAGAATGCTGACAGTATTACAGAAGTTACCACAGAAGATGTGACTCAGCAATTAGGCTCTACGCAGAGGCTCTTTTATACTACAAAGCAAATGTTGGCCGGACCTGGAAATACAAACTTTGCAGATGATCCTGGTCAAATAAAGGTTAAGGTAAATGGAATAAAACTAAATGCTGTAGCGGTCAATGGTGAGGAGAAATCTGTTTTATTAGCTCGGGCGCCAGGTAATGGCGTCCCTGTAGAAGTGTCTTATTGGTCTCGGCAAATAGTTGATCCTGCTACTTTTGTTGTTGAATTTTCTGAAGATAATGAATTTTATCTTGATCCTTATTTTACTATTGATGATGAATTAGTTATTGAGAGAACGACAGGGATTGAGACTACAGCATCCCTGGCTCATACTAATATCCACGTTGGTTCAGATATTATTTATCTGGCTCATACTGATGGACAAAAGATAGCAGCTCTGGATCGCGGGACGGACTATACTATAAATTACCCAACCGGTATAATCACATTTTTGGTTCCTTTAGAGAAGAATTATAATATTTATGCTATTTATTATTATAAGGATACTAATTATATGAGTGGCCCTTTTCGATTTGAACCTTATCAGGAAATTCATGATGCTATTCCTGGTGTGATCATATCAATCGGGCGCCGTGCCATGAAGGGTGATAAACAGATTATCCAGGTATCTCAGATTCGTGAGCAGCAAGCCAGGATATATGGTGGCCATTGGGAGATGTCTCTGGAACTTGCTGTAGTAGCTAAAGACCCTATGCAGATGGAGCAGATGTCCGATCATCTTGTAACTTTTTTATGGGGTAAAAGAAAAAATATTCTTGAGTGGGAAGGTATAACTCTGAATTCAGTAGAGCCTACAGGAGAGTCTGAAGAGATTCATATTGATTTGACAGGTGATCTTTATTATGTATCCTCAGTTTCAGTAAATGTACAAACTGAATGGCAATCTTTTGAGCCTTATTTACCTTTATTTAGGATTAAAAACATCTATGTTCTGCCTGATGGAAGACCCGTTTTAAAGGCTCCGATAGTGGGTTATGAAAGGCTTACATAGGTTAATTATCTATTAATACAATAGCTATTTAAAATATATACAGGAGATAGGTTATGCCTCTTCATGAATACAAATGTACAAAGTGCAATTATGAGTTTGAAGAACTCGTTAAAAATAATGACATTGTCGTTTGTAAAAAATGCAAAGGTGATGTTGAATTACGAGTTAGTGCTTTTTCATCAGTGATTGAGGGAGGTACTTCTAAAGAGCCTGTTGACATGAAGATAGGTCGGGAAGCCAATAAAAGATGGCAGATGTACCATGATCGTCAATCTCGAAGGCATAAACTTGTAGGAAGAAAACCTGAACTTATGAAGTTACCTAAAGGAAGTTTATCTCCTGCAATGGCTGTGGGAACTACTCAGGACAAAGAAAAGCGTAGCGAGTACTCATCAGCTTTAAATGAGCACAGAAAAAACAGAATAAAAAAGGGGCAGTGTCAGTTTTCTGAAGCTGGTCCATTTTAACCTCAGATAAAATAAAAGATAAGATTTAACAGATCTGGATAAGATTTAAATCGAAAATAATGCAAAATGTATAACAATATACCTTTTGGAGGTTAAAAATGGCGCTCGGACCTTTTGATAGTTTTTCGTTTCCGAATGTGTACACTCAGACACTGAACGAGGCACCCCTTGTTACGGCTTCCGGCGATATTCGCGTCCCCGCTTTCATAGGAGTTGGTGAGGAAAATATACCTGTCAACAATTATGAGATGATTCGCGGATCATCTTCAATAGCAGATAATAAGATCGTTAGAGAGAATGTCTCCAGCCAGTTAAGCGGTACTAATCGTAATTTCACAGTTTCATATTTCCCTATAGTAAGCGGGAATGGAACTGGTACAGTAACAGATGACCCTAATAAGGTCATTGTTTACGTGGATGCTGAACCGGTACCTGTTTCATCGGTGGATGGAGAGACTGGAGAAATTTATTTAGTAAATATTCCTCGCACTGGATCAGAAGTATTATGTACTTACTACTTCAGTCGTACAGACACACTTCATACGGATGAGAATCTCACAGACCAAGTTGATGGTACTCGTGTGATTTTCCGAACACATTATGTTCCTATTGTTCAGGGAGATAATGGTGGTATAACAACAACAGACCCAACTCATGTTACAGTTAAAGTTAATGGTACAGCTGTGACAGTTTCCGCTGTAGATGGAGATTCAGGTCAGATTACTCTGGCAGTGGCTCCGACTATAGCTCAGACAGTGGCCGTTACTTATTATTCAAATGAATGGCCAGACACCGCTGATATTCTTCCTTCTCCTTATGTAGAGGCAGTAACTAAAATTGGTTATGCTCCTGGTACTTCTGATTTTATCGTTAATACGGATTTTGTTGTAGACACTACCGGAGTCTTCAGTACAATTAACTGGGGTCACTCCTTCAATATTGCTTCCGGTCAGCACACAATCGCTACAGAGTATTTTGATGATACTCAGATTACTGGGACACTTTTTGATAATCGTACTTTCAGGAGACCTATGACAGGTACTGTTGATGGTACTAATGCAACATTTACTCTTGAAGGCATTCCGGTAAGTGGGCAGGGTCTTGGTTATCAGACAGATAATCCTGATCTTGTTACTTGTTATCATGGAACTTCTCCAACAGATGCCACAGTTGTAGATGCTTTACAGCTTAATGGTACAGCCAGGACTGTTCTTCTTGCAACACCTCCTGCAGTTGGTGAAAGTGTTTATGTTACTCAGTATACTAATCTTCTTCCTGATGATGCCTGGACACTGACTTGCTCAGTTGCTGGTATTGCAGGTACGGGTGAATACACTTTAGTAGGTGAGGATACGGGTATTGCAATGGATTGTCTATGGTCTACAGCTGATACCACAGTTGGTGATCCGGATTTTGCTGCAGAGAATGTGACTTATCCGAATGGTACAGGATCGGGTAATAGTGATGCACAGGTTATGCCTGGATTTGCAGTGGCTGAGACTATCTATCTTGAGTTTCTTGATGCCACTCGTTACTACGTGTGGTCATCTGATTCAAGTGGTACAGGTTCTGCAGGAGATAATACAGGATATGTGAACCAGACTTATAGAGATAATAAGACAGGATTCAGGGTAACTATAAATGAAGGTGCCATGGTTGTTTATCAGATAGGAGACAAATTGGGTTATACAAGTTCTCCTACTTTCACAGCAGATGCTGCTCCTACAAGAGCTGTTCCTGGAATCAGAGTTACAGTTGCAAATACTACTGATGTTGGTGTTGGAGATACAGCCCTCATAAACACATATAATTTGTCAGGGAATGAACCGAGTATCGGGGATTTCTACTATGTCTCTTTTACAGAGGCAAAACAGTTCGATTCTGAGGGATTAACAAAAGCTAAACTGTACACCCAGGAAAAAAATGTTCTGGCAGATACAGGCAGTTTGAGTGTTCGGAATAAATTGGGACTTGCAGCTCACCTGGCCTTCTTGAATGGTGCTCAGATAGTAGCATTATTACAGATTGAGAAGACCGCAGGTGGGGATGACGCTCCTGATTCAAGATACATAGATGGTATCGATTATTTCAATGAGCCAATGGAAGGTGGTATCCGTCCTACTGTGATGGAACCTGTCACAACATCGGCGTCAGTACTGTCTTATCTTAAGACATCAAATACGAGACAGTCGGGTATTCGTTATGCTAATGAGCATTACTCTTATTTTGGATTTGCTACTAATACAAGTCCGGAGACTGCTCAAGTCTATGCCAGATCGATGAATTCAGAGAGAATGATCGGTATCTATCCTGATGGAGGAGTCATAACTCTTACGGATGAGCTTGGTCAGAGTGTCGAATATCTTGTTGGTGGAGAGATGCTTGCTGCTGCAGTAACCGGAAGAGACACTTCTCCGGCGTTTGATGTAGCTGAGCCTATGACTCGTAAACCTATTGTAGGTTTTACCCGTCTATTCAGGAGAATGGATTCAGTAACAGCTGCTCAAACAGCAAATGCTGGTCTTACATTGCTTGAAGAACAACCTGCAGAAATTCAGATTAAATTCGCTCTGACAACGGATGTCTCATCGGTTTTAACCAGGACGCCCTCGATTATAAGGACGAAGGATTTTATACAGCGCGGTGCTCGTGCTAATCTGAATCCTTATATCGGATCAAAACTTCTGACTCAGAGAATTTCCGAAATTGAGCAGACGCTTAAATCATATCTTTCAGCTTTACAGCAGGCTTCAATAATTACAGCTTACACAGGTGTAAAAGCTGAGCAGGATGCAAATGATCCGACAATCGTTAATGTTGTTGCTTATTACAGTCCGGTATTCCCACTGTTGTGGATCGTAATTACGTTTAACTTACGAAGCAGTGTCTAATTATAAGGGAGGCAAGGGGGAGGGACTATGGTCCCTTCCTCTCATAAAGGGAGTAACCGATGGATTTAGAAAAAAGGAAAAAAATAGCAAACAATATATTGGAATTTCTTTTCGACCCTACTGTAGTACCTATTGAACGTCGTATGTATTTCAGGCCTGAGGAAATTCTTAAGAATCAATCTTATGAGCAAGCAAAGGCTGAGTCATTAAAGACTTATGGGGATCAGAGAAACAATTCTGATTTTTATCCACCGAAAAATAAAATGTCAAATGAAAGTGAGGCATCTTCAATGGATCGCAAAACTTTAATAGCAGGTATGGACATTCTCTCTCAGACATTTCAAGAGAGTGATCCTATAGCGAAGGATTTAAGAACAATGGCTTATGCCGTTGCTAAGATGAGTGATGAAGAACTGGAGTCGCGTATGGTTGAGGCTGGAAAAGGATTACCGCCTTGGCTTATGAAGGATGATAAAGGTGAGGTAGTAAAAAATCCTGACTTTAAGAAAGAGAAAAAGAAAGCTGATGAAGTTAAGGAGATCATAGAAGCGGCTGAGGAGACTCCTCAGGTTGATCTGGATGCTTGGTCAAAGAAAGCTTCCGAAGCAGTGAAGAGAGCCCTTATTGCCGATGTTGTAGGTGATAAAAAGGCTGCTTGTAAGTCTGATGATGAAGAAAAAGAAGAAGTAGAGGCTAAGAAGAAGAAAACTTCTGAAAGTGACCCTGCTAAAGATGATGAAGTAGAAAAAGAGAAAGAGGCCGGAAAGAAAAAAGGCCCCGGTATTCCTGATGGTACAGGTCCTATGAAAGATTCTCCTGAATGTCCTATGAATAAAGATAAGGAAGCTAAGGAAGAAAAAGTTCCTGTAGAAGAGGAAGAAGTAAAAGCCAAAGAGAAAAAGGCTGATGAGAAACCAGTAGAGACTAAGGAAGCAGAAGAAGAGAAGGAAGCTACAGAGCCTACTCTTGTTAATACTGAAATTCTTGGGATCGAAATGGCTGCAAGTTATTTAATGCCTGAAGACATAGGCGATCTATCTCCTGAGGAATCAGCGACGTTAGATCAACTTTTTAAATAAATTTTTTCAAAGATAATAACCTTTTAAGGAGCTTATAACAGCTAATGGAATTTATTGGAATTGAAAGAATCCATGAAAATCAAATCATATTTGAGAAGCTCTGAGGTTAAGTCGGTAATTAAGCCCTGCTGTTTGGGTGAAATGTCCAACTACGTCAGTCAACATTTAGGACGTCAGAATGTGTCCAGTTCTGAATAATCCGTTGGCGACATGGCCGAGGACAACAATAACTATTTAGTTTCCTCTTAAATGAGGCTTTTTGATGAAAGTCTTTGTAATTGATAGTGAAAGTAGACCTTGTTTACCTACTAAGCCAAGACGAGCAAGACAATTACTCGATCAAGGTAAAGCCGTGGTTAAACAAGTCGTTCCCTTCACCATTCAACTCAATCGAAAAGTGAGTTATCCAATAGGTGAATTTGAAGTCGGTGTAGATGATGGAGCTAAGTATGTTGGTATTGCTGTTAAAAATGTTAAAACAAATGAAATAGTATTTCATGCTCAACTTAACCATCGACAGGATGTAAGCAGGAAAGTAGAAGAACGGAGAAATTATCGCAGAGCTAGACGTTTTAGATTGAGAAATCGTCAACCAAAGTTTAATAACAGAATTAAATCTAAAATTGTTCCGAGCATTAGGCAAAAAAAGGATTGTATTATCAGAGTTATAAATGATTTAAGAAAAAGGCTCAATATCAAGAAAGTAAAGGTTGAGGAAGTTTTTTTTAATCATGCAAAAAAATCTTATGGTAAATTTTTCTCTTTAGTTGAAATTGGAAAAGAATATTTACATGATCAAATTCATAAGTTAGGTATGGTATATGAAGTCACGTTTGGCTATATCACCAAGCAAGTAAGACTTGAACTTGATCTTACTAAAAGACATAGCCATGATGCTTGTGCAATAGTTGAGAGTAATAAATTGGTTGGAATAGAGTACCAAATTAAACCGAAAAGGGCAAAGATTTGGGAGTCTAATCCATCTAAGACTTGTACAGAAAAAAAAGGTTTACGCCACTATGATTTAGTAAAATCCAGTCATAGAACAAGGGGTACCATAGTAGGTTCTGTGCGAAGTTTAAAAGCTAACTGTATCACATTAAGAACTAAATGGAGTGATAATTTTCCCGTGTCTTATAACAAGACAGTATTATTACAAAGATTTGGTGGTTTAGTGTACACATTTTGATTAAAATTGAATTAGATAAAGGAGGTATTTCATGGCTAGAGATGTTGATAGCTATATTTTCAGACAAGGTGTAACGCCAAATACCCTATCGGTTATTAGCTCTAAAAACCGAATATTTGCATATAATGCGACTGGTCAATTAGTACAGATCGGTGTTATAGCTACTTTTGATCCGTCTGAAGCAAGGACAATTGAACCTGTGAGGGGTATAGGTTTTGGAGACCAAATAGCCGAGCTCGTACCTTCTGTAACTGATCCTATGACAATATCAGTTACGAGGACTGCTCTATATTTATCTAATGTATTCCAGGTGTTTGGATATAAAGCTGGTGTTGATGGTATTGCAAGATCGTTGAAGCATCACCGTTGGCCTTTTGATATACGTCAAGAAGTTGTGTTTAGTGGTATTGCTGCCGAGAATACTGACGGCAGTGTTGCTCAAAATGTAAGTGATGTATCCCAATTCCCGACTGATGCTGATAAAGGAATTTATAGACAGTATGCAGTTTTGACTTTTTTTGAAGCATGTTGGATATCAGATTATTCGGTATCGTATGCCTCTGATGCGGCTCTCGTGCAGGAAACTGTCACGATTAATGTGTCAGACATATTAGCCGGACCAGGTCTGTATCCGAACACTGTTTCTGATATTGAGCCTTACTCAATACTGGATACTAATCCTGCTCGTTCGACAAGATTTACGCCAATAGGGTAATTAGTAAGTTATTCCTGAGGATACAATGGGGTTCCTTATATAGGAGCCCCATAAATTTAAATTCAGATAATAGATAAGATTCTCTAAATAAGATAAGATAAAAACCTCTGAAATTCTTCTGAAATTTCCTCGGAAATATTCTTCACTTTTTGCTTAAAAATTTTCTGGATAAAGATAAAAAAGGAGTGATTTTTTATGGATTTTTCTGATATTTTAAAAAAAATTAAGGAGAATTTTTCTCCTCGGAGAGATGTGGACCTTAAGGAAGCCGGCCTACATTTTGAAATAGAACCTTTGACCTCAGAGGAAGAGGGCTTTGTCCTTGAAGGCTGTAAAGATGTCGAAGAGCATAAGTATATTGATTCTTTAAAGAGACATACACTGGCTCATTCTATAAAGAAAATGAATGAAATTGAATTGGGAGATAAGAAAGAGATTAACACAAAAGATGCTGAAGGGAATCCCGTCACCAAATCAAAATTCATCTTCATGATGGATTTCTTATCAGATTGGCCGCAGACACTAATCGATTTACTTTTTGATGCTTTCAGTGATATGGCAAAAGAGATGGAATCTAAGGTACTTAAGGATGCAAAATTTAAAAAATTCAGTGTGTCAGAAGCACCAACAGAAGATGAAGAAAAGAGAAATTTCCGTAAAATAGAAGAGCCTGAGCAATCTATTGAACTTACTGAAACTGAAAAGATGAATGAGCAGGTCAAGAAAGAGGCAGAAGCCCGTAATTATCACATGGCAGAAACTGAGAGTAAAGCTATAAATAAATAATGGAAAAGAAAGAAGCATATCAGGCTTTATCGGATCTTATTTACAAGGGTTTCCTAACTGTGAGCCTCAAAATGGTAGGGAAACTTTTTGTTTTTAAGACCGTAAATGAAAAAGAGTATGATCTAATTAAGATATATACTGGAAGTCCAGATGAAGAGAGTTATACGAATAGGTTTAATTTAAATTTCCTGATATTCAGTCTTTTATCAATTGATGGTCGATGTATTCTAAAAAAAAGAGATGATGAGTACGCAGCTATTTATGATCTTTTTTCTGGAATGCCTAGTAAGTTACGTTCAACGATATTAATAGAACTTAATGAATTAAGAAAAATCTATTATGATTCAACACATTTTCTTGAAGGATTTAGTTATACAGGGCAATCGCGGAGAAGATGGCGCCTTGTAGGGAATAGGTTCCCTAATTGTGAGGAACTTACAGGTATTCCGGGTACAAATAGTATAGGATTGAATGTCTGCCAGGAGAGTTGGATAACATTAAATAGAATGTTGGATGAAGAGGCAAAATACAATCAATACCTCTCACTTGCTATTTTAGTGGCTTCTGCATCCAATCCGAAAGGTGCTCGGGGTATAAGAGCTCGGCATGATGCCTCTGTCCAAAAGACTGATGAACGTCGTAAGAAGCTCTCTCAAAAAGGTACTGTAAAAAAGACTCAATGGACTCCGGAGAAATGGGCTGCTCCTGTTGACACTGCTGAAGAACTTGTTGAAGAACTTCTTAGGCAGATGGCAGGAAAGAAAGATAGACATGATTTATTTGTTGATGATCATATGAGGAGAATTAGGGAAGAAGCAGATAAGCAAGCAAAACAGACTGAGGAAAGGCTTCAGGAGATTAGGAAGAAACGTGAAGAAGAAGGTATCGGGACAACCCTTACTGGTACTCATCGAATTTTGACGGCTAAGGAGACTGAAGAACTGATGTCAAGATCTCGTAATAATCTAGTGATTGTTGAGTCTGAAGAAGTGGCAAGTAAAGCTGAAGAAAAGCGCTATTTTAATAAAATCGGTTCCAAGATATTAACTAGGAAGTAAAATATGGCTGAGATTGATCCTAAAAATATAGATACTGTTGCAAAGTCCTTAGGAGTTACCAATAAAACACTTGAAAGGTCTATAAAATTAATTAATGAATTTGGAAAGACTAGTAACACAACCTATAAAGGCTTGGATAAAAATCTCAAGAAAAATATTAAATATTTGAGTGATTTTACTGATGAGATTGATGAGGGTACCGGTAAAATCAGGAAAATGAGTAAAGATATTTCGAAACTCCATCTTAAAGATGCTCTCGATACTAATGAAGCTTCAAAGTTAAATAGTGAATTGGGTAAATTACAGGACCGATTAATAAAATTAAAGAGTTTAAAAGCTGGTGCAGGTGCTAATGAATGGAAGGCTCAGAAAATAGAGATAAAGGAAATTCAGAAAGATATTGATAAAATAGTGGATGGGCTAGAAGGAGCTAAATTGGCTGCTATGAGTTTTGGTGAAGCCATGGAAAAATCAGGTCCTTCTTTTGTGCAAAAAATGATAGGGAAACAGAAAGGCGTCTCAAAAGAGATAGGTGGATGGGGTGCCATGTTTGATAAAACCGGAACCAGTATGGGAAAGATGCCAGGTCTGTTAAAGCTGACTGGTGGAGCGGCTAAGGGGCTAGGAAAGACCCTTGGAGGTGTCTCAAAGATGTTTGCAGGATGGCCAGGTCTTATTTTGATGGCCGTAAAAAAATTGTGGGATGTAGGTATGGAAGCTGATCAATTTGTCAAGGATTCAAATAAAGCTTTTGCCCGGCTTCGTGGACCTGATATCACATCAGATGTAAAAAGCCAATTTAAAGAATTTAATGATCAGATTTTTAAGACAGGTGATAATTTACGTACAGGGATGGACGTCTCTCAAATTAGAGGTCTTTTAGAATCTATGGTTTCAGCTGGCATGAATATTACAGTGTTGAATAAAGGTTTAATGGGTTACCGTGATGCTATTTATGTAGCATCAAAAGCAAGTAAGACATTGGGAATGGAGCTTCCAATGGTAGGCTCTGCAATAAGTAAAATGTTTACTGATTTACGTATGAATCTTGATGATGTAGATAAGGCTTTTGTTCAAGTTGGTTTTGATGCAAAAAAATCAGGATTGTCTACAGATAGATTCTGGGGTGCTGTAATGAATGCTACAGCTCATTTAGCTCTTTATGGAGTGGTAATGAGTTCTGCAAGTAAGACTATGAAACGTTTTACAGAGGATATGGTTGGTGGAGCGGATGATGCTGAAGAGGCTGTTGGTGATATGTATGATGTTTTTAAGAAAGGCTCATTAGAGAACCAGGCTGCTATTTTAGATATGGTGAAGCATACTAAAGGAGGAACAAAAGAGATCAATGAGGCTTTTAAAGAGTTGGCAGGAGAGAAAGGAACTAGAGCACTGGAATTAAAAGGAAAAATAACACTCCTTGAATCTCAAGATCAAACTCCTAAAGTTGTAGAAGAATTAAAAAAATCCCGGGCTGAATTATATGCCGCACAGTCTCAACAACAGGAAGCCCTGGATTCTATTGGAAAGAACTCCGTTACACAAGCAGCACAGATGGGTATGCTTGCTAATAAAACTCCTGAACTTCTTATGAGGGCTGTTCAAGGGATGACTGGTGTGAAGGATATGACCCAGATAACCGGGGATAGAATGTGGGTTGCCATTAAAGCTGCAGCACAAATGGGTGTTAGTGAGAAGACCGTTCGTATGCTCGTTAGAACATCTCAAGTGACAGAGAAAAGACTGGAAGATTTAGCTAGCACCTCTGATGGTCTTTTAAGTAAAATTGCAGGAAATGCGGATATACAAACGGGTATTCAGAAAGTACTTAATAGTAAAGATGATGAACAGATTGTGGCAGCTGATCAATTGGCAAAACTTATCCAAAAACAGACCGGTATGACACTTGATAAAGCTCAGGACTACGTTGATGTATTAAAAGCTGGAAACGCTAATTCGATAGAAATAGGAAAACTTATTGGTAAAGGTGATCCGGAAAGTAGAGAAAGATTAAAAGAGTTATTAACTTCTTCTGAGACCATAAAAAATTTAACTTCAACTAGATTTAAAACTCAACAAAAGACTGAAGAGGAGATGGCTGCTGCTGCAGAGGATACTTTTAAAGGTATTGTGGGACAAACACTTTCATATAAAGAAATGATGGAAATAGCTAAGGATGAGATTAAATGGAGAGCTAGTAGTCTTGGAATTTTTCAGGCATTGAACGCTGGAGTTATGAATATTTTTAGTTTTATGGTAAGAAATGATAAAGATTATATGTCTGAATCACAGAAAATAGCACAACAGACTTTAGTAGCAACTATGTCGGGAAATAAAGAATTAGCAGCTAAATTAAAAGTTAAAAAAGGGAGAATAACAGCGTCATCTCAGGGTGATTTGACTAAAGCTGTTGTACAAAAATTAGATGAAGTAAATAATAAATTAGCAAGTCAAGGAAAAGTTTCAGAGGCTCTTGCGGGTGCTCTGAAAAAAGATAATCCAGTAACTGCTATAGAGGCTTCTATAGTAGAGGCTACGAAGAATAAAGATGCTTTAATTAAGAGTGGTAAAGATGAAAATTCAGCTGTAGTTAATACGGCTAAAGAAACTATAGCTGCATTAACTGCTCAGAAGAGTGAGCTGGAAAAGACTTTCGGTCTTCAAAAAAAGATAGCTGAGGTTACTGCAAGAGCAGAAGTTGGACAAATGACTCCTGCAGACTTTGGCAGTATCCTCTCAGCTATAAAAACTGAAGACCCAGAATTACAACAGTATGTGAGAGATATAGTTACTGAATTAACCGAATTAAATGGTAGTACAAGTAGTGATGGTGATAGAAAAAAGAAAGCCGATAATATTCTTATAAAAAACAGTTTGGTAGCAAAAAAGAAAAATCAGAGTCAATATGAAATTAGTGTGAAAGAGGAAGAACTTCTTAAAAGTCAAAAAGGAATTCAAGAAGACATGTTGACAAATTTAAAGGAATTAAGTGCTACAAATGCAAAAGTAGAAAAATGGGAGATGGCTAGAATAAAGTCTGATCCAAAAGCAATGGCTGAAATTGCTGATGATATAAATGCTCAGTTAAAATTATTGCCTGATGATTTAAGTAAGAAAGAAAGAGATGCTAAAAAAGAGGCCCTGGCTATGGATTACGGCTTTGAATCATTTGCAGAATTTGAGGAGAAAGTTAAGGGCATGACTGGAAGAATTGCTGAATATAAGAGAGAGGTAGAAATTACAGAAGCTGGTTCTGACCCAACACAAACAAAGGAATTTGCTGGATTAACGAGTCCTAGAATAGTTACTTCTCCTGGTATCGTCAGCCTGCATCCAGATGAGATGATAATGCCTAGAAATTATGGTGATTTTAAATCTGAGCCCGTTCCTATAATACCTCCTGAAAAGGTTATCAATATTCCTGGTGGTGCAGGAGGTGCCGCCCAAGGAAAAACTCCCATAGCAATAACTATAAATGCGAATGAAAGAGATTTACCTGAGAGAATAGCAAATGTGTGTAGAAGAGTAATTAATGATTATCAAATGCCCTAAAGGATAAGCGATGTCTTTACGTTCAAATAATTTAGAAAGTTTTCTAAATACTACAGCATCAAGTCAGTATTATGTTCCTGATTTGGATAGTTATCAATACAATCGTGGAATACCTAAAGGCTATGATAAAATACCCTTTCACATACAGACTGTGGATAAAGATGGAAATGCTAAGATTTTTACTAGTCAAGGACTAACATTTGTTGGATTAAACTTATTAATAAATCCGGCGACTATGAATGCTAATTTGTCAAAAATAATAAATAGAACTCCGACTATGACAGGATGGGTAGAGGATCATTGGGGGGAAGAGCTTGATACAGTGACCTTCGCTGGGAGCACCGCGGCTTTTATATGGGGAGGTCCTCGTCCTGATTTTGCTATGGGACCTTTGTCGGATTCTCCACAGGAAATAAGAGACACTTTCAATAATTATGTGAAGATTCCTAATCTTGCTCCTGCTGATCCTGTAGGACCTGGAGATCACAGCGGTTTAACGGTAAAGAGAAGACGTGATGTATTATCCTATGATGAGTTTAGAAGAATTATGAATCTTATGAATGCTCAAGCATGTACTTTTGATATTAGAGGATTTGTAAAGGAGCGCTTTTATATAGAGATGTCTTATGATTATGCGGCATATCGAGGGTATTTTGAGAGTATAGATGTGACTGAAGATAGTGCTAGTCCTTTCAAATTTAATTATATAATGACTTTTAAAGCTGAAAAAACTCTGTACAATTTTCTGAGGTAGTTATGGCTGACAATTCTCATTTAGGCTGGAATATCCGGTCTGATGAAAGAAATCAAGATCGTGAGAAAATAAGAAGACAGGTGGATGCCTTTCTTGACGGTGTCGTATCTAATACTTCTGATTTTGCTCCATTGAGAATTGATTCAGCTGTTACGAATCTTCAGGAGTTAGGTGCTGTAAATGCTGCTCAATTAACTCAACCTAATCCATTTGTTACAGGAGCTTATTCAGCTGTTCTTCCTATGGAATTTGCTATAGCTGACAAGAATGGAAATAGATTACAATTTCAGTTGTTGATTAACCCAACATCAATGAACCATGGTAAGACTTCAACTGTAAACAGCTCCTATACGAGAGAAGGTTATGTTACTCAGGTATGGGGTGTTAATCAGGGTCTTATTACATCTAATGGGACGACCGCAGCATTTATGATTGAAGGAGGTGGCTTAACAAACACTGCTCGACGAAGATCACTTGCTTATGGAAATTTCTTATCTTTTCTTTTTACCTATAGAAATAATGGTTATCAATTCTATGACCCTACAGCTTTGAAACAACAACTTACTCGTGTCATTGGTTTGATACATGGTGTGGAAATGATATATGATAATCAGACTTTTATGGGCCATTTTAATAATTTTACAATAGATGAAAATGCTGAAAGACCTTTTCTATTTGATTATAATTTTGAATTTGTTGTAAGTTCTTTAAGTGGTGTTTATAATGAGGTGAGGGGCCATTTTAAACGTGTACCGGTAAAAAAGAAAGAGGAGACATCTATCAAGACATTAAATGATCTGAAGAAAGATTTTTCTTATGATTAAACTATGTGAAGAGGAAAATTAATGGCTAATACAAGCAGTGGTTTATTTACACTGGAAGAATTTTATAATCGAGGAGTTATTAAATTAGCTCCCGATGCCTTGGTTTATGTAGGCGGTAGTTTAAAAATGCGAGTCATTGCTCCTGTCTGTAATAATGATGACACTCTTTCTTTTAATGATGGTATAACAGCCATTACTGTTCAAAATAATGTTGACCCTCCCGGAAGTTCATCAGCTACTATTGAAGTAAATACACCCATATATGGAGAGAAATCAAAATATTGGGTTCTATATGAAGGTATGGATAAAACGGTACCGGTGAGAGCCCCTTTGTTTGTTCCTATGACAGAAGTAAAAATTTATTTTAAAGGGAGATTTTTAGTTGAAGGAAAACCTCGGTATTATCCAGCTTTTTGGGGTCTTATAACTACTGTTGAAGAAAATTATTCAGGAGGGCTCTATAAGATAACTCTAAATTGTGTCGATATGCTTCATTGGTGGGCTTATAGTACTATTAATGTCCATCCGGTTCCTGCAAGTAACATTATGGCTGGAGGTGGCCAGAAACTTACGGTGTGGAGTACAATTTTTGATACTCAGAACCCTTATCAAATAATTTATGCTATGGCTAAAGGTATGGGCATGCATGAATTTGTGACCGTGGCTTGGCCAGCTCAGAAAACCCCTTTACAAACTATATACCCTACCGATTTGTTTCGAAAGGTTACTGCGGGAATAATGTCTTATTGGCAACAGCGTCTTCCTAATATGGCAAGTCTTCTACGCATGTATGGTTTAGGAGGTACTCGTGTAGATAAAAACGGCTTTCAGGTTATTCTACCTGAATTTACTAAGACTACTAATAAAAAAGATTCTGAATCCCAGGAAGCTGCTGTAGCTAAAGATGATGAGCAATTTAAACTTGATATAGATTATATCAGAAAGTTTCAGACATTTGCAGATTATCAAAATATGGGTAAATTTGATAATGCTGAATTTATGACCAAACTTGAAATAGCAACAACCATAAAAAGTCGTATCGATTTTGAGTTTTATCAAGATGTGGATGGGGCTTTTGTTTTTAAGCCACCTTTTTTTAATCTAAATGTAAAAGGAATTTTACCTTATACTCTATTGAATAACGAAATACAGAGCTATTCTGTAAGTACACAGACAGAAGGTATCATAACAGTCTTAACAGTTAAAACCCCAATGCATCCTAGATTAAAAATAACACCTTTTGATTTAGGTATGGGTTTTCATATGGATTTGGATTTGGCAAAACAATACGGTATAAGACATCGAGAAATTATGATGGAATATGTTACTAATGCTGATATGGCCAGATCATTAGCTTTGGGTCAGATGTCTAGTATAAATTATAAGACATTGGGAGGTTCTGTTACAATACCAGGTAGGCCTGAAATGAGACTAGGTTTCCCAGTATATATGGAACATCGAGATACTTTTCATTCTGTGAAATCTATAAATCATAGTTTTGATTACGGGGGGACATTCACAACAACGCTTTCTTTAGAAGGTGAGAGAAGAAAATTATTTGGTCCTCCTAAAGGTCAAGATTTCTCTAATAGTTCATTTGATACATGGGTACCTTTAAAGGATAAAGTTTTTAGGCTTAATAAAAAGAAAAAGGATGAAGAAGAGAAAAAAGGAAAAGCTAAAAAGAATCAGCCCCCACAGATTTTTTCACGGGATGTGGTAGATAAGAAGTCCCAAGAATTGTTAGCGGGACAACAAAGAATGATCTCTATGGAACAGGGTCGTTATGATGTAAGTGATAGAACTCTTGCTTATAAGGATCCAAAAAATCATGCTCTAGAAGTTACAGCTACAACAACTACTGTACCTTATACTGATGAAGATGGTTATCAATTAGTAGGATCCTTTCCTTATGGACGTAATGTTAATCCCATAGCTGTTTTGTCAAATCAGACAAATATACCGGTGTTAAAAGAGGTATGGCTAACGACTATGGCTCGACCTATTTATACGAGTGAGTCAGATGCTATGGAGGTTCTCTTTTTTGAGGATAAAGAGGGAAGTGTTCCGGGTTACCTTAATACAGGACAGAACCCTATGCCTGAGAAATTAGGAATAGAAGTTCAGGATATTGATATAGACGACAAACAATTACTAGAGACCACTCAGACAGGCAGTCAGAATAAAAATAGTAATGTAAAAAATGCTAAAGAAACACTTGTAATCACTCCGGATATATCAGAAGAGATAACATATATGAAGATAGCGGATAATGTAATGCCTCCGGCATTGCAACTTACCACAAAAAATTTAAGTGGAAAAAAATTAGAGGAGAGAACATAAATGGCGCCTGATTGGGGACCTAATATTAATTCGGGAGCATTGCCGCATTATGTTCATAGTCATCATGCTGGTTTTAATAAATACAATCAATACTTCTACATTAGAGTAGGGTTAATAGTCGATGTAGATTATGACAAGTATCAGATGACTGTTCAATGGGCATCAGAAACAGGTCAACCTACAAAGATACCTATCAGTTTACCTTATTCAGGTCCCGCCAGCTGTATAGGGGGTCTACCTGAGAGGGGCGCTATAGGAATTTTTGGTTTTATGAATGAGGGCGATGGTAAAGGAAAGCCACTATTATTAAATTATCTTCCTGCAGGTCTTGATGCAGGTTTAAATTTTAATGTAGTAAAAGTATTGCCTGATGCTATAGCCACAAGTGATGTTAATGAAATTCTTTTTAAGTTCAGAAAATTAACAGATGGAGACCTGATATTCGCTTCTGCTGATGGGGGAGCTCTATTTGTAAATAATAATGTGGAGTTGTATGATAATGCTCAGGATAGTATAAAATTTAGTGAAGATGAACAGAGTATAATAACGACCTCATTGCAAAATTTAGTTTTTGCTAACGGTGTTTCAGTATGTATGGGACCTGCTTTAAGACCTGGTATGAGGCTTTATGATAATAATGGAAGAAGGATATTAAACAACGGAGCTACCTTACCTACAGAGAATAGAGATGACCTTATTTGCATAGTACCTTTCGGTAAAGAAGTAGATGCAGATACAGAATTTTATTCAGAATATAGAATAGAAGTAGATGAAAAAGGTGATGGGAAACTTCCTCAAAATGAGATAAATAGCTCTTTTCCTTCATCAAATAAAGACCCTGTAATAGTAATGGCATTAGGAAATTATATAGGGTCCAACAGAGATGATCCTCAAAAATATGGCTATATACAGAAAGTTAAACTTTTTGAATCCGTAGATGATCAGAAGGGTCTTTTTAGTTTAGAAAATTGTGTGCAGAATAATGTTCTCGATGAGCCTTCTATATTAGGTCTTGCTTATGCTCTTGATATGAAAAAGTCTAAGTTGTATGGAGGAGGTAATAACTCCTTTATTGGTATAGATAAAGAGGGGCATTATAGCATGTATCTTCAGGCATCTTCTAAAAATCCTTTAGGTGCAGGTCGGTCAATGTCAATACTTGCTAAAGGTAATCTTAAAGAGATATGGGGAGCCTCTGCAAAGAAACTAAATTCATGGGACCTTACAACAAAAGGGGGGATTCTTTGGAATGTCGGAAATCATAGCTCAGACTTACAAAGTAGAAGTATACATATAAAGACTTCGAAAGGCGTTAGACTTGATGTTAATGCTGCTGATGATGAAGGCTATGCTAAGAGAGAATTTCTGCAGGGTAATGTTGATGAGAATGTCTCAGGAGATAAAAAACTGTCATGCTCTAATCTGACCATGAAAATTAATGGCCTGAAGACAGAAAATGTTCTGGGCTCAACTACTGAAGCTGTTCAGAGTGATAAGACTGTAAATGTCCTGGGAGTATCTACTGAGAATGTTACAAAAGAAAAGCAATGTAAATTTGGGAAGAGGAAGACCACGATAACTACAGGCAATGATGAGCTTGAAGTTATAAGAGGCAATATAGATGAGAGTATTACTACTTTTGGAAAAAGAAAGACAAGCATTCTCAGTGGTGGTATAGAGGAATCAATCGGTACAGGTTCTTATGAGACTTCTATAAAACTGGGAAGCTATAAATTAAATGTGACTACCGGGGGAATAGAATTGAAGACAAATCTCGGTACCGTTACAGTGTCAGGAACTACTGTTGCAATTAAAGGTACTGCTTTAGTTAATATAGAAGCCCCATTGGTAAAGGTCGGTAAAGGGGCATTAGTGGGAGGTATTGTTTCAGGACTACCGGGGAAACCTAATCATTTTGATTATATGTCAGGGGCACCTTTGAAAGGATCCATGAAAGTAAGTGTAGGATAATATGCCTTATTCACCCTCTGCAATTAAAAGTTTTATTCAATTGAAGGCTTCCTCAAAATTAATGTCGGGAAGTAAATTACCTGATATGGTAGCAGCTATATCCGGAGCAGCATCTCAGTATATTCTTTCAGTATCGACAGTGAACAGCACAAATATTGCTTTAGGTCCAGGAGCCGGCACTCAGACAGGAAGAATAACAGCTCTCGTACCCACAGCTATGTCCTCATTAATGATGCTTAAATCAGCGTCTCTTGGTCTCTCAGGAAAAGATATAAAAAAATTCTATGATGCTGTTTCTTTTGGTATTGTAAATGCTACGAAATCTATTGTAATGCAGGGGACTATAATAGGAGCGGGTCCGGGCACCGGTACAGGAAAAATAGCGGGATTGGTTCCTAAAGGTCTTGAGACTCTAATATGGGCTCAATCAACATTCAGATTATTATCAGGTTCAAAATTACGTTCTATGATATCATGTGTAGCTTTTGGAGTGTGTAATCATATAATGTCAACAGCTGTTGTGACAATAACCAATATAGGAGTAGCTGCTTCTCCTCCAATTGGTCCTATTTTAATACCAGCAGCACCAGGAATAGGAAGGTTAACATAAATGTCAACAGATCTAGATAAAATCTTAACGTATCAATCAATTGATCTTAATTTCTTTGAGATTCGTGGAGCTAAATCAGGTATAGGTAATGCTCGGACAACTGGACCGGTTTATACAGATGGCAATTATTTTCCAGCAAAGAGTAATTTGACTGGTGATGGTTCCTTCGTCAGTGACAGTAGTATTGTAATAGACTTTGCTTTTGATGCTCCTTATGTAGGTCTTGGTACTGAAGGCTTGAAAATCGGAGATCCTTTGACAGTTGATTCCTCCACTTTTCAGATCACAAGGATTGATGCAACGGACATTTTTGTTATTGACCGGAACTCGGGATTTAACGGAACAAAGCCTACTACGTTTGCACTCTCTGATCGGGATTATCTTATTGAACCCGACGTGGCCACCAATACAACAGAGACTGGGCAGGCTACATTTACTCAGGGAAATGCTTCCGTTATAGGTACTGGAACTGATTGGTCCGATAGTTTAGCTAATTTAGCTACTGATGACTTCATTAAGCATAATGGCTTCCAGGAGTACTTTAAAATAAAAGAGGTCTTTGATAACACATCTCTCGATTTATGGTCCCCTTATACCGGCGATACCACTACCGGTGATTACACAGCAAAGAGATGGAAAATAGGCCGTACAAAGATTCGATTCGCAAAGAATGATATTGATTATGATAATCAGTCAGGTAAGTGGACCTATGAAGAAATTAAAAGATATGACGTTACTACGTCTACCAGTTTTCAACCTTTATGGGATGGTATCACTTTAAGATTTACTAATTCTATTTCTGAGAGTGCTCCTGATATAATGGATGTGGCTACAGAGGATTTTCTGGTGTTATCCCGGGAGACTCAGTATGATACTTTTCAATTTTCTCTTCCGGTAGTCCCTCATCCTGAGACCATGGAACTTTATATAAATGATGTAAAAAAGGACATGTTCCCGGCCGGAGAACGTGACTATGTTATTAGTTATTCACAAATGCCTGTGTATGTGCCTCCTCCCCCTCCTGATGACAGGAAAGTGGCTAACCTTATGTTCTTGGATAAGGCTTACAATGTACAGCCTGATACCTCTCTAACTGAGTCAGGGCAGATACGGATTACCGATGCTACCGGTCAAGACATCACAGACATCATGCCTGGTTCAGAGGAAATTTATATTGATGGAACATCACAAAATGTGTATGAGGATTATGTCCTTGAATATAATACTGGTACTCTTGAGATAACAGAATCTCCAATTGATGAGCAGATTGTTAAATATGTGGGTGTTAGTTATAGTGAGATTATTGATTATGGATTTGAGATTTATTTGAATGGTACAAAGCAGAAAATATCATTCCCTCCTGAAATTAACGATGATGTAATATTTCAGACCTATACCGGTCGAATGAAACCCCGGGATCAAGATCATCCGGGTTCAGGAGATATTTATCAAATCGATTATATGGTGGAGACTACCCCGGTAATTGATGAGACGATAATAGGTACAGCAGGACAGAAGATAATAGAAGTTTCTCAATACCCTGTTAAACAGCAATCTATCTTTCTTATAAAAAATGGAACGATTCTTGATGAAGGTGATGATTATTTTGTTAGTTACTTAACAGGAAGAATTTCATTTACTACAAATTTAGAAGATAATGATTCTATAGTCATTAGTTATACCCCTTTATCCAAACAGGTGAATGATCTGACCTATGAGGGCGGTGCATGGTATTGTACTGTTCATGATTCACGCCTGACTATTACAAATGTTAAAAATTATGAATTCAAATTAGTGAATGTGGCTTTGGACCCTGCTAATATTCAGATTCTGAGAATCTATAATGAGAATAAGGATAAAGATTATGATTTGACAGGAGTGACTATTGATGGAGGCCGCATTTCATTACGAAAGACCTCAATTAATACGTCAATAGGTTTAGTTGCAGATGACTTAGTCCTTATTGATTATAAGTTTGCTAATGAAACAACAGAGTATGCTCCTATAACAGTAAACTATCTTGTCATGTCAGAAGGTGACGAGAGTATTTATATAGAAGGTACAGACCTTACCTCTTATGTGGATACTAGTGCTTTGATAAATTTACAACAGCCTGATTCTGCTACCCAATTTTATTTCACGGTAGATAGTAGTGCTTATGATGGTTATGGAACAATTTTAGGATTAACGACGCCTATACCGGAAGATGTAATTAATCCTAAGATGTACATTTCAGATGATCCGGTTATTTTCAATACTGTACCCCTGACGGCTAGTCCGATAACTTCTGGTTCTATGTCAGTGACTTTCCCGGGAGAGAACATACGGAATCTTTTTAGACAGTACACTATCCTTAGAATAGGTACAGATTCTTACCAGGTTAATGGGGCTACCTATGATAGTGATCTGAAAGCTAATGTAATATCATTAAATTCAGAGATTGTTTATGATGCTACGGATTCTACAAGTCTCGGTAGTATAGAGTGTAGTGATCATCCTGTTTATGTAGAGGCTACCACAGAAATTACCCCTTTTATGCCTGTGGTAACTATCATGGACCAACCCGGTTTCATCATGAGTAATGATGGCGCTATAATTAAAGTCAATGCGGATGCTACTGGGCTGCAGATAGATGGTACGACATTTCTTTATGAGAGTAACCCTACTCTAGGAGATATGTCATCAGCTATTGATTCCTCAAACATCTCTTCTTTAACCGTGACAACATATGTACCTTTATGGCAGAGTGATAAGATTATTCCGGTAGAGAACATATCGATCTATACAGATTCCAGTACAATCTTATCTGTATACAGTGCTCTGAGATATCAGGATATTGATGCTACAGTTTATACAGATACGACTTCTTATACTGTAAGTGATGCTGGGACTATTTTACTTGATAATCCTCTGCAGAGAAAAGATCGATATAAACTGGATTATATGGGTCGTGAATTTCTCAGTGATAGTCAGGTAGAATATTCAGTAAACTTTTTTGTAGGTCTGCCGGCCGGGTCTAAAATAAGTGCTTCATTTGAATACGATAATTTGGACCAGTTTTATGTCCAGGTTTTGGATCAAAGAGATTTCTTTGAAACGGTATCTATACCTCGGATGACAGAAGAAGCTTTTCAGCTTAATGATAATGTGGGTCAAGGTGGGAGTTTAACAGGTGATACTAATTCGGGAGCAACCCAGGGAGGCCTGACAAATACAGAATATCTGCGTAAGGATACTGAGATAGAGTGTCGTGTTTTTGAGAAGATATATGATTTCTTCAGTAACCGTATTGAGGCCATGGGTAATGAGTATGATGCAGCTTTTGGCTACCGGCTATTCAATAATGACGGTATCTTTAATAAGGCTCAACAGGCTGCAGGAGCAAAGACTGTTAATAGGATATTCCCTAATCCTGATTATACCAATCTTGAACCCATGTGGGTTAATCCTTTAACCGGATATTTTAATACCACTGGGGCTGTCTTCACGAATGGAAGTGTGGCAGTAAGTAATGTGGGTAGTGCTGATTGGACAAATCAATTAACTACAGGGGATTTCATAGGGTTTACGGATTCTACTAAGAGGTATCAAATAGCCAATGTACCCAATAGTTCCAGTATAATTCTTACTCAGCCCTTTATAGAGACCTCAACGAATCTTAGCATTAATCCTGAGGGCTCTTATTATGGAGCTGGAACGACCTATCCTATTTATGATGATGATGGTAATTTAGGTTTTAAAGTCGTCGGAACAAAATCAGGAAATTTTGATCTTGATGGCACTCCTCCTCCTTTTGGTACACCAGACGTTTTTAATTGTTATATAGATGGTGTTTATTACTCATATACATTTGAGGATCCTCCTGGCCCATTAGTTCCTCCGGTACTCCCTTTACTACTTTATTTATTATTACAGGTAAAGCGCTATGATGCTGAGGATGTTGCTAAAATATTGACCTCAGCAATTCCCGGAATGGTCTGTACGGCAGAACGTGTGGTTGATCCTTATACAACTTATGGTTATAGAAATACATTAGTTCTGAGATCAGATGGAGTTGCAAATAAAATTCAATTGGGTACTGGTTCTGCTGTCTCGAAATTAGGCTTCACTCCTGGACAAGTTGTCTATGGAAATTTAAATACTGCAGACCACACTCCTGAGTTGTTAATGGATAACCAAGAACTTTATGAATTGGCTTTTCGTACTGATCCTGACCCTGATATTCCAGGAAATGAAATAGCTGATTTGGAACAGATAGATGCTACAGGTCTTTTAAATAAATTAAATCGTATAGATTCTACAACTCTTGATGTTGTGGATGATGTTTATCAACGTGTCGGAACAGAACTTGGTTATCTGAATGTTGAGGTGACAAGATTAAATACAGAGGTAAGTGCTTTAGGTACTATCCTTCAAGAGTCTACATTACCCTCTTATGGCAATTCGCTCATAGCTTATAATAAAGCCTTGATTGCCCGGACAAATGCTATTGCAGCCCGGAATTATGCTGCTGATATTTATCCTGATTGGCAGGATAAAACAAATAACTGGAAATGGGTGCTTGATTTTACAGATTCTACTCAGTATATCCGCGGTACTCTCGATGGTACTGGAGTGGATCAATCCTCAGGTCCAGGTATAATTTCTATAGGAGGACAGGATACTTTTATTCTTGAGACTCCTGCAGGATATGAGGTACGATTTTTAAATGCTACGATTGATGGGACATCCTTCACCCCCCAACTCACTTATGAAAATAATGGTTTGCCGGTAGATGGTTCCTGGACGGGATGGGACACTTCTTCTTATGTAGATGGTTCTTATAGTGTGGACAATCAGATAACATTCCATTTTAATTCTCAATTAATATTTACTCTGAGAAATGATCCTTTATTTACAGGCACTGCATTTAAGACGACTCTTACAGATTATAGTCTCAATTGGGGTGAGACTGGAGGTCTACAGAGTAAAGTATTTAATTACGGTTCATACCCCTCTGTACAAAGTCTTATGAACGGTATCAATGCCGTGAGTGGCTTTGGAGTCTCTTATACGGGATATGATACTAATTATGATTATACAAATTTACAATTAACTTTAGCATCACCCATTTCAGGTTACCCAGGTGTGTCGGTTTATTCTGGAAATCTTTCTCCTGCATTCAGTATGCATTCATCTGATGTCTCTACATTATTATTCAATATGTATTCAACAGATGTTACTCCTCACACTTATATAGCGGATAGTTCAGCATTGGCAATTTATTCCTATGATGGGACTCAAACATCTTTCACTTATTTCTCATATCCAACTGTTGGAGATCTTCGATCTGCTGTAAATACTGTACCAAATGTTAATGTAGTGGGCTATTTTGATTCTAATTATTCTTATTCAACCCTTATACCTGACAGTGGCACAATGGAATCGTCGTCTCCCGGTACAGGTCTATTCACAGATTCTTTACCAATTTATAAAACTGATATGACAGCTTTATCGATATGGAGAGCAATTGGACCTAGTTTAATTCAATCAGAATTTTTGTATGCCTCATATTCAACACTGGGTATATTAGAGACTGCAATAGATGGTATTCCTGGGATGACTGTTGAAGGCAAATTTGACCCTTCCTACAGTTATGCTATATTACCCTCAGCTTCAGGATCAATAGATGCTTTGGCTCCTGGGACATTTATAAGGCTTCCGGTTACACCATTATTTAAGGTCTATTTTGAAATGAAGGACATAAGATATGCAATAGATTTAACATCTGTAAATCTTCTATGGGAAGAGGATACAACAACAATACAAAAGATATTCTCGTATGATAATTATCCTCTTGTATCCGATATGAAGACTGGTATTGATGCAACAATTACCGGTGTACTCGTACAGGGACCTGTCATGTATGATTCAGATTTCTGTGAGGCTTTTGTGTTAGGGTCCGGACCTCTCGATGCCACAGTATATTCAGGGCTGAGAGATACCTGTGCTAATTATCAGACAATTTCAGATAGGATAATTGATTTGCGTTTAGATTTTGCAAGAGACCGGAGGGATTACCTGGTAGATAGAATAGAATATATAGATGAGACCAGGCAGGATCAGATTATTAGTAATATATTCAGTGAGGAAATTTTACGGGAGAATACCGGAGATAATAAAGGTGATCCCAGTGATTTATATATATGGGCAAACAATCGATTTAACAGGAGACAGGGATGTTACGCGAGACTCAAGCAGATCGAAAAACAGATCGAGTCGAATCAGTCAGCTCTACAGATCAATCGGGGCCTGGTGGGTTAGCTCCTTTACAGTGGAAAAGGACTAATCCTGATAATAAAATGATTAAGAAATTAAGAGAGCTGACGGGTATTATGGCTCACTCTATTGTTGATTACAGTAAACAGGTTGAGAAAGACCTAAAAAAATTCACGAGATTATAATATGAATAGTAGTCAAATTGATTTGAAGGGACAGTTAAAAGCCTTTCCTTATGTGAAACCCTACGTTCTTGATCCTGGTCAGAAATCTCAAGAAGACACAGCTGATCTTCAGGACTTCATAAATTCTTTATCAGAAGTCGTCAGTGAAATTCCTAGTGATCTCTCAGAACTTATAGGTTTGGGGAGTCCTCCTGGTGCGGGAATTGTGGGTACCGATGAATGGAAAACAGCTTCATTAAGCATAGGTCTTGACTTTATAGGTAATATTACTTCAGGACTTGAAAAGAGTTTAAATGCCTTAAATGTAATTATTTCACAGCTTGGAAAAATCCTCAGGATTATAGAACTCTTTCTTAATGGGTTTAATTCTTTTTCGAAACTCATTCTTAGTGCTATTAATTTGGCTCAGAATAAATTGAATGAATACACAGATGATATATTTAAAGTTGGCATTTTTACTAATGTCATAGCCCCACCAGCATTGTTGTCAAAATCCTCTGGTGATATAGGTTCAATGAATGAATTACGTGGGGGTTTTGAAGGATTCTTAACTCGGTTAGAAAGTTCTGTTGAAAATCCAAAAGATAAAGAAAGGCCTATTTTCTCTGTTAATGATTATGTAGGTGGTCTGGTTGTGATGCTTGACACTGAGATTTTATCGGATATGTGGATAGGAATGTCTCAGATGGCGTCTATATTTGATTTTATGGGAGGGTTTGGCCTGAATATGAGACCTACGCCTCCTGCTAATATTCAAGGCTTTTGTGGATATTTTACAGATCCTGACGATGCTACGAAGCAGAAATATGGAGTACAACTGGAATGGGATCAGACATACACAGCAGTAGGTTTTAATATTTATCGAAGTCGAATTCCTGGAGGAACTACTCAGGTTGAGGAATATATACCAAGGACACTTCAGGATGATAAAGAAACTGGAGAATTGGGTTTAATTTCTATTATACGTACATGGTTCTTGAATATTTTTAGAAATGATGAAAAAGATGTCCCTATAGCATACCCTGAAAGGGAAGTAAGGATTTATAATGATCCAGACTTCAATGAAGGTAAACCGGTTTATGTACCGGCCGGTGTGAGCCCTTCTTTAAAATATACAGATCTTTTTATAAATACAGAAGAGGCTGTAATAGAAGGTACGAAACTACAAATACCTTATTATATAGATGACACGGGCAAAAAAGTACCAGCTTTAAACTATTATTATATCATAAGAGCTTGCGGGGATAAAAAAGAGACAGAACAAGCCGGTAGTTTTGAAGGGCAAGATTCAAAAGAAATGGTTGTAGCTTTAAAGACTTGTAATGATGCTTTTAAATTAGCGAAACTTATTGAACATCCTAATGGTCGATTTGAATTTCTTGCTGCAGGTGTTGGAAAAATAAATAGCTGGTCATCTATACAAATAAATTCTATGATTCCATGGTTTGGTGAAGTCGTAGGATTAATGAATAATTTTCTGGAATCTCTTAAAGGAATGGTTACAGGTGCTTCAGAATCCTTCTCCA